ACAACGCTGGAGGTGGAATTACAGGAGATATAGATTTAACGACTTTACATCATACAAGTAATGATGCGTATACGATTATATTAGAGTTGAAGAAATCTTACTAGGAGGTAGCATATGGCTAACACTACTTCCGGAACAGTAACGTTCGACAAGACATTTGCTGTAGACGAAATCATCGAAGAAGCCTACGAGCGAATCGGCTTACAATCTGTTTCGGGATATCAATTAAAAACAGCAAGACGTTCTTTAAATATATTATTTCAAGAATGGGGCAATAGAGGTTTGCACTACTGGGAAGTAGGTGATACCAATATTGATCTTATTGAAGGCCAGGCTGAATATACTTTTTATAGAGAATCAGGTGATGCAACAAGTTCTGTTACTGCAGGTGGGACAAGTGGAACATCTACTTATGGAATAGCAGATGTTTTAGAAGCTACACTTAGATCTGATAAAGGAGATACGGATCAAGCTGATTCTACACTTACAAAAACAGATCGATCAACTTATTCTGGATTAGCTAATAAATTATCTAAAGGAACCCCCTCTAGATATTTTGTTCTAAGACTTATTGATAAAACAACAATCAATTTTTATCCAACACCCGATTCATCTAATGCATCAAAAGATGTTCATATTTTCTTTGTAAAAAGAATTCAAGATGCTGATGCAACTTATACCGATGCAACAGATATACCCTATCGTTTTGTGCCTTGCATGGCATCAGGACTATCATTTTATTTAGCACAGAAATATGCACCTCAAAGAGTTCAAGAATTAAAATTATTATATGAAGACGAATTAAAAAGAGCTTTGTCAGAAGATGGATCTTCTACAAGCACTTATATAACCCCTAAGAATTATTATCCGAATATTTAACATGGCATTTTCAAGAGGAAAACATTCAAAAGCAATATCAGATAGAAGTGGAATGGCTTTTCCATACAGTGAAATGGTCAAAGAATGGAATGGAATGCTGGTTCATACTTCTGAGTATGAAGGAAAACAACCGCAATTAGATCTAAAAGCAAGAGGAGGAGATGCTCAATCTTTACAGAATGCAAGAACCGACCGGACAGAAAATGCTGTGGCAGCATTGTTGCCCCATGATCCGTTTACCACGTACGCTGCTTCATCAGGCGTGATTAATGTTAATTCACCAGGTCATGGACTGACCAGTGGAAGTACATACAGGTTCCGTGGATCACCGACCGTGTCGGATGGTTCAGGAGGTTATGCTAATCCAGAGGCTTTTGATGGCTTTGCCGGTTCCAATATTGCAAAAGCTGCAGGCTATGCTATTGTTACAGGAAAGTATGTAAGTGGTTCTAGAGATACAGATTTTACCAGTGATTGGTTCTATTTTACTGTCGATACTAGCACGGCTACAACAGGAGGAATAACAGGAGGAGGGTTTCCGGTCTCAGTTGGACCAGCGACTTTATCAGCATAATGGCAGGATTTACTCATACAACACTTACAACAGCAATTGGAAATTATACAGAGGTTGGTACTTCTGTATTATCAAGTACGATTACCAATCAATTCATCGATAATTCTGAACTTAGAATTTTAAGGGATGTACCCATAGACGCTGATCGAAAAGAAATGATAGGCAATCTGACTGCTTCAAAAGATAATGTTTATACTCCAGCTGGAACTTTATTTATTAGAGGTATACAGGTCTATGAATCAACATCTGTAGCAACAGGAACTGGTAACTGGCTTATTAAAAAAGATATTAGCTATCTTAGAGAATACGAAACAGCTGAAACAACTACTGGAACCCCAAAATATTATGCAATGTCCGGAGGAGCGGAAGGAACAGGTGCAACATCATCCGGAAGACTTACCATTGTGCCAACACCAAGTTCGGCTTTTATGTACAAAATTCATTATAACGCTAGACCTGCAGGTTTAAGTTCAACAAATCTAACAAATTATTTAAGTTTGAATTTTGGAAATGGACTTTTATATGCCTGCTTGGTAGAAGCTTTTAGCTATTTGAAAGGGCCAATGGATATGCTACAACTCTATGAACAAAAATACCAGACTGAAGTACAGAAGTTTGGTGGAGAACAAATAGGTAGACGAAGAAGAGACGACTATACGGATGGAGAACCTCGTATACCCGTTCAATCTCCGGCACCGTAAGGATTAAAATATGGCAACACTAACAGTAACAGTTAAAGAAGCAATTACACTCAACAACATCGATTATGGATCGGAAAGAGCTTTAGATATTTCCAGTGTTAATGAAGTAGTAAAGAGAGTCGTAACCGCATCAACAACAGAATGCGGATTAATAGGATTTATATCAGCTATTAGCGGAGTAGGTGTAACCGCTAACAAAGTTGGATACGTTGCAGGAATGTTTGACGATGGCGATGTACGATATATTAGAATTACAAATTTAGATTCATCCAATCATATTACTTTAACTTTTAGAGATGAAAACAATACAGAATGTAGACTGAAGGTTGACGCTGGTCACTCGTTTATTTATCCAGGCGATAATAGCGGTGGCGTGGCTGATACGATAAAATCAGCGGGATCGGCTTTAGCTTCAGGCATTGATAATTTAACAGATATCACCGTGGATGCAGATACTGCAGCGTGTGATGTGGAGGTTTTTGTAGCGAGCGCATAGGATAAATTATGGCATCAAGTTATACAGGTTTAGGTACAGAGTTGATGACAACCGGCGAAAATGCCGGTACATGGGGATCAACTACCAATACCAATATACAAATTCTTGAACAGATTGCTGGTGGTTATACAGCACAATCTATAGCGGGTTCAGCGCAGACGACAACACTATCCGTTTCTGACGGATCAACAGGTGCAGTTCTTGCACACAGAATTATAGAATTTACAGGAACGATTACTGGAAACCAGGTTGTAACAATTCCTTTGGATGTTCAAACTTTCTATATAATGAAAAATAATACATCCGGAGCTTACACTGTTCAATTTAAATATGTTTCTGGTTCAGGATCCAGTGTTACTTGGGCAGCTACTGATAAAGGAACCAAACTTATTTATGCGACTGCTGATGATTCAACCGATCCAAATATGGTTGATTCAAATATTGGTGGAGTAGGTGCAGTTGATTTAGATGGTAACGAATTAACTCTTGACGCTGATTCCGATACAAGCATTACAGCAAGTACAGATGACCAGATAGATTTCGAAATCGCAGGCGCTGATGATTTCACAATGACAGCAAATGCTTTCAATGTATTAACAGGATCACATGCAACTTTTGCTGATAGTGCTAATGCTAAATTTGGTACTGGTAATGATATGTTAATGTATCATGATGGATCAAATTCTTATATTACTAATGCTACTGGTGCTTTAAAGTTAGCAACTGAAACTTCAGGTATTGCATTAACAATAGGTCACACTACTTCAGAAACAACAATAGCTGACAATCTTACAACAACTGGCAATACATCAGTTGGCGGAACTTTAGGTGTAACAGGTGTAGCAACATTTACTACTCATGCAGTATTTGGTGATAGTGATATTATTAAATTAGGTGCTGGTACAGATTTAACTCTTTACCATGATGGTACTAATTCTTATATTACTAATGCAGTAGGAGCATTAAAACTTGCAACCGAAACAAGTGGTATAGCAGTTACTATTGGACATTCAACTTCAGAAACAACAGTAGCAGATAATTTAACAGTATCAGGAGATGCAGCAGTAACAGGTGCTACTACAGTAGCAGCAATAACTGGTTCTGGAACAGCAACCTTTAATGGTGCAGTTGTTCTTGGTAATGGTTCAGGTGATACTCAAACTACTACTGGTACTACTACACATACTGGTCAATATAACATTGATAATTTAAGACTAGATGGTAATGCTATTACTAGTACTGATACTAATGGTAATGTTTCAATATCTCCACATGGATCAGGTACTATTGATGTAGATTCTTCTAGAATTACAAGTCTTACAGATCCTTCAGGCGCACAGGACGCCGCTACGAAATCATATGTTGATGCTGTAAAAACTGGACTGGATGTTAAAAACTCAGTTACAATGGCAACGACAGCAGATCTTAGCTGTACATACAGTAATGGATCAAGTGGTGTAGGTGCAACTCTTACATTAGCTGCAGGAAATGCAGCAGTAACTATTGATGGAATTGCAACAGCAACTACTAGTGAAAGAGTCTTGGTTAAAGATCAAGATGACGCCGAAGAAAACGGTATCTATTATGTTAGTACTGCTTCAGGAGTAAGTGCAACTTTAATACTTACTA